GTCGTGACCGACCGTAGCGGGAAGAAAGACATCGTCAGCGTCGAACTCGATGGCTGCCTGGTGAAGTGGGAAGAAGACAAGCAATCAACTCAAATGAAAGGGGTGGAAGAATGAAACCAGTAACGATCAGCATGGGGCCGACCATGTGCAATCCAGACGCGATCAGCGACATCAAGGTATTGCGCAAGGTGTTGGAAAGGGCAAACGTCACCATGATTAACCAGAGCAGCGCGCTGCATACGTTAAACGACTTGGCGCATACGCAAAGCATGTGCCTGGTGGAATTGATCGCGGCCCACGACGCCAACAACTACGACGAAGTGCGACGCCATCTCGCCGTCTTATCCCGGTTGCATGGACAAGCGAAGGCCGAGAAGACTTCCGCCGCGCCGGCAACGAAACAACACCAGCAGAACAACCGCGAGCCTGCAGACGTGCTGGCCGCCCGCGACACGGCGCGCCTCAACCACTTGATCGAGATGGATCACGAATTTATCGGCTACGTCAATGAAGTCGATACAAGCGCGGGAACCGTTCACAAAGTCGCTTTCATCTACGAAAACCTGACCGGCGCGGTGCCGACCGAGGCGGTGCGCGGCGCCCTCGATAGGTCGATGCTGCTCCAACAGCAACGCAAGAATGGAAGCCTGCACTGATGTCGAGCTTGCCCACGTTCGATTGTCCGGTCTGCCGCAATGCGCTGACCTGGGACGTGGTGTTTGCACACCAGGGCGTGCGCGAGGCCATGGTCGCCCTGGTGGACGTCCACACGGACGGCCGCAGGCTGCTACGCCCGATGCTGTCCTATATCACGCTGTTCGCCCCAAGAAAGACGGCGTTGCGGTACGAGCGAGTGGCCAGCCTGGCGACCGAACTGACCGAGATGATCAAGTCCGCGCAGATCGACCGTGGCGGGCGCGTCTGGCCGGCGCCGTTGGACTACTGGCGCTCGGCCTTCGAGGAAGTCGTCAATCGGTCCCACATCGGCAACAGCTTGCGCCTGCCGTTGGCGTCCCACGGCTACCTGCTTGAAGTGGTGATGGGTTATGCGGACAAGTCGGAGGCCAAGGCTGAAAACAAGCAGGAACAGCAGCGCGCCGGTCACGCTGGTCATGGAACACTGCCGGAACGCGCCGACGCGGTACAGCAAGGTGGGCCAGTGAAGCTGGACCACACCCTGCCAAAGCGCGCAATGCCGGAACACGTTAAAGAGCAATTGAAGAAACTTACCAGAGGAAAGGAAACTACATGAACCAACATAAAGAACACCCTATCGATACGGTGCCCAAGGGCTACTTGAAGGATGCGCAGGGGCGCCTGGTGCCGGAAAACCTCGTCAAGCCGATCGACATGGCACGGGACAGCTTGACCCGCGAGCTGGCGAACGACGCGATCCTGTTGAACCAATCGATCGCGATGTTCAAAGCCAAAGTGTTCGGCGAGGTCGGCGCCTTCGTCCAGCTGTCAGCCGAACAGTACGAGACCAAGGTCGGCGGGAAGAAGGGCAACATCACGCTGCATAGCTACGATGGCCGCTACAGGGTGCAGGTCGCCACGTCCGACAACATCGTCTTCGACGAACGCCTGCAGGCCGCCAAGACGCTCATCGATGCTTGCATCAGCGATTGGAGCGAAGGCAGCTCGCCCGAGATCAAGGTGCTGGTGCAGGACGCTTTCCAGGCCGACAAGGAAGGCAAGCTAAACACCGGTCGCATCCTCGGCCTGCGTCGCCTGGACATCAAGGATGAACGCTGGCAGCGCGCCATGACGGCGATCAGCGAATCGGTGACCGTCGTCGGCAGCAAGCAATACGTGCGGTTCTATGAGCGCGTCGGCGAATCAGATCAGTATGCCGCGATCAATCTCGACATCGCGGCGGTCTGAACCGCTCAACGGCAACAGTTGAAATCACCCGCCGCCGGTCGGTCACCGGCAACCTACTTTTAACGGAGCATTACATGAACAAAGCAGAACTGGTCCAACACCTTGCAGAGACGGCCGACGTCGCAAAGAACCAAGCCGAGAGCGTGCTTAACGCGCTGGTTGCCACCGTGCACGACACCGTGGCCGCCGGCGGCGAGTTGCAGATCGCCGACCTCGGCAAGTTCAGCGTCAGCGGCCGCGCCGCCCGCACCGGGCGCAATCCGCAGACCGGCGAGTCGATCAAGATTGCCGCAAGGAACGCGCCCAAGTTTGCCCCTGCCAAGGCGTTAAAGGACGCCGCAAACCGTCCTGGGAAGAAGGCCAAGAAGTAACGTGCGAAACCGCGTATGTATGTTTGTCGACATACATACACGGTCTGCCCGGCGTGGTGGCCAGGCACTGATGAGTAGCCAACACATGGGAGGAATGATGGAACTGATGGAACTTTACGACAAGGTGGTCAGCTTCTTGAAGAAGAATCCAGGATCGGATGCAATGAGCGTATCAAACGGAATTGGCGTGGACATTGACAACGTGGAAGCAGCCTTGCATTTCCTCGGAGGAAGCGGGAGGGTACTGAGGGAAAAAGGGAGTGAAGGCGAAGGTGCAACTTACAAGATCAATAGCGCATACCTTGGGTGGAAAAGCCCGTCGATGACGATACCGCAGTTCAAGCTCGCACATAAGGAGCCAACAAAGGTCGACATGGCCATCGCGCATCTAGCCAAGGCAGGCGCGTCCACTTCTCGCGAGATTGCGCAGGCGATGGGCCTGACTGCGGGGCAATACCCGCAAGGCTATTTGAAGTCCGCGATCAGCGCCGGAAAGATTGTCAAGGAGGGCGATCAATACCGTCTTCCTGGCACCGAAGATCAAGTTGGACACAACGGCGATCCCGCGCACCTGGAACGCGGGCAGCAATCGAAGTCTGTCGATACCGACGGGGCGGCGGAGACGCACCCCGTTGAAAACCAAGTCGACAAGGACGCCCCAGCCGGCGAGCCATTCGGCCGAGTCACGTCGATGATCGTCGCCAAAGGCGTAAAGATCATGGTCTCGGAATGGGGGAGCATGATGTTGTCGGTCGATGACGGCACGGTTCATTTCAATCCGGGCCAGGCGGAAGTGCTTCGCTCGTTCATTTATGTCACCGAGTAAGGTATGGCCATTACAAAGCAACAATGGATGTATATCGCGCAGGAACTCTCATTTCCGCATGGATTTGTCGGGCTGCAGTGCGACGGCTATCAACTGACGCTCGCTGTGGTATGCGTCGGCACGTTGAAATACAAGATCGGCTTTTACGTCAACGGCGTCTTCAAGGGGAAATGGCTGCTCGAAGATTGCGAAGAGCGGCGACGCTTCTTTTGCCGGCGCGAAGTGTTCCTGCATAGGCCGAAGCTGCGTGCCGAACTGATCAAAATTTACGGTGGGAAGCGAGCGGCAAAAAGCAAGGTCGCGGAAGTCAATCAAAAATTTACCAGCTACCGCTCTCATTGGGACAGCGTCGCCTCGTTGCGCAGGCATCTTGAGAAAAATAACAAGGACATCCACTTGGTGAAGGTGGGGTATTTAAAATGATGAAGCCCACCAAGCCCGACGCACTTCGCAAGAGCGAACTCGCCATCATTCACGTCGCAAAGAAACAACTTGCACTGGAAGACGACGAATACCGCAGCATCATGCTGACCGTGACCGGCAAACGCAGCTCGGCCGATCTGGACGACGTTGGCCGCAAAGCCCTGCTCGATCACTTCAAGAAGATCGGATTCAAGAGCAAGAGCGGCGGCCACAAGCGCCCGACGGTCGGCGATGATCGCGAACCGCGTATGCGCAAGATCGAGGCGCTGTTGGCCGACCGCAAGCTTCCCTGGAAATATGCCGATGGCATGGCGCGGAATATATGCAAGAAAGAGTCGATCAGCTTCTGTGATGGTCAGGACCTGGGCAAGATCATCGTCGCGCTGGTGCAGGACGCAAAACGGCGCAAGGCGCAGTAGAGCAATACGATGAGCGCGAAGCTACCAGAAACCGCTGTCCTGCTGATTCGCCTGATCGGCAATGAGGCGGCGCTGCGCATGATGGAGCCGGCGCACTATGGAGGCAAGCCGTTCACCGTTCCCAAGGGTGAAGTCGGGCGCGGAGAGCAGACCTTCGCGACGCTGGCCGAAGTCGTGGGCCAGGACAACGCGATGCTGCTCTGCCGGCACTTCGGTGGCGCCGTCGTCTACGTGCCGCTGCTCGACAAGATGCACCGCGACAAGCGCAACCGCAACATCGTCGCGTCCTACAACGGCGGCACGTCGGTATGGAACCTTGCCAGTGAGAATAAAATATCGGTGCGCCAGGTCTGGAACATCCTCAAGGGCACCGATATGGAAGAAGTCGGCGAGACATCACAGCAAGACAGCCTGTTTTAATTGGCAGCTTGCGAAAACAACATCAATGCGATACCTTAATTACTTTCCACTTGAGATCGGGCGGTAAAATGAAAAAGCTGGTTTTCGTCTTTTTAGCGGTGATTGGTTTGGCACTTTCAGGATGCGCATCTCGCGTCAAGCCGGCGGCGGAATTTCCAGTCGCACCGGATTATGGAAATGCGCCGTCCGAATACGAGCCAAAAGTAAAGGCGTATTTCAACAGCAACCTGAAAGATCCCTTTAGCGCGGTAATCGATAGTATTTCGGCACCGGAAAAAGGGTATCTAAGTACGTACCAAATGCCCGGACTATTTAGCAGCAGCGGAATAAAGGAATTTCGCACTTACGGATGGGTTGTTAGAACGAAGGTCAACGCGAAAAATTCATACGGAGGGTACATTGGATGGAAGAATTATGCCTTCTTATTTCGTGGCGATACGCTGATAATGGTGGATGCGCCTAGTTCGTAACAAAATTGATCGGAGTATTACCCCACATGGCCGCGTTCGCGGCCATTTCAATTCCACTGAAGCATTTCACTCTTAGCCGGCAACTCCCTTTCTAGCAAGATAGGGGCATGGACACGCCAAAAGAAAACGCGCTCTGCGGAGCCTGCAGCAACCTGATCATCGAGCCGTCGAGCGTCGAGGCCGTGAAGATGTCAGGTCACGGCTTCTTCAACTGCAAGTTGCACGATCTATCCTCCTTTTCCGCTCGCGGTGCCACGTGCACCTTTTATCCCGTCCGCTTTATCCCTATCCAATTGGAAGCCACAAAATGAAACCAGCTGACTTTATCTCTGCCATCGCGCCCGCCGCAATTGTCTCCATGCACGCGACGCGCATTCCGGCTTCATTCGTGATTGCCGAGGGCGCCCTGGAGTCGGGCTTTGGCGCATCGCAATTGGCGGTCCAGGCTCTGAATCTGTTTGGCGTTAAAGCCGGGCCGTCGTGGCAAGGCCCGGTCTTGGCGATGCGCACGCGTGAGGTGGAGCACGGCGCATCCGTTATTGTTCCAGCACTATGGCGCAAGTATGCCGATTGGGACTCCTGTATTGCCGATCATGCCCGCGTGCTGCTCTTGCCGCGCTATCAGCATGCCTTCGCCCATTGCGAAGACGCGAACGCCTTCACCGACGCTGTCGCGGCGGCCGGCTACGCGACCGATCCCGACTACGCGGTGGCGATCAAGAAATTGATCCACCAATACGACCTCACGCAGTACGACAAGCAGTAACACCTTCGGCGGGTAAGGCTCGCCCGCGCAACCGCACCTTAACCACATTTGAAAGAGTACTCATGAGAACCGTTATCGCAACTGCTATCACCACAAAATTGCAAATGGCCGCAGGCACTGTACCCGCCGGCATCCTGTTTTCGATTCCCGGCCAGCCGTCCCAAACCGTCGCGGCCTCACCCTACGTCGCGACGTTCCAAAACGTCCCGGCCGGTAGTTACCAGGTCACGGCACAGGCCGTCGATGCGTCTGGCAATCCTCTCGGATCGCCAGCCTTGTCGACAGCGTTCGATGTTTCCGCCGATACCGTGGACGTGGACATTCCCGTTTCCATCACCCTCGCGGTGCAATAGTGCGGGCGGCACTTCGGCGGCTGCTGCGGTGGCGTCCCTGGCGCGCCAAGGTCGCCGTCGACGTGCCGGCCGGCTTTCACATCCATATCCATAAATAGGGAGTTGCCATGCTCTTGAAATATTTAGCCTATGCCTTCGTGTTGCTGATCTACGGCGCTTTCGCCTGGACCGGAAAAGTGTCTGCAGATTCGTTCATTGCTGTGCTGGGCGGCGTGATTGCCGCTCTTGGTGCCACGCACATTCATTCGGCCGTCTCCGGCTCGAACGATGCGCCATCGTTACCGCCTGCGGCTTTACCGCAGGCGCCAGCGACGGTGTCGACACTCGTGACTCAGTCCGGCTTTGCAAGTCCGGCATTGCTGCTCTTGATGGCGATCGCAGTCATCGCCAGCCTTTGCCTGTCCGGCTGCGCGAACGTCACGCAAGCCGCATCGGCATATAACACCAGCGGCATGGTCGCAGCGCGTGCTGCCGAGGATCTGAACATCCAGATCTGGAAGGAGAATGCCTGCGGCACACCTCTGTCTACCATCGTGCGACACCCGGAGATTGCGGGCGGACTCAAGGCGCTATGCCTTTCCGCATCAACCAGCAGTGCTAACGAATTGTTGGGGCAGATTGGACCCGGCTCGGTCCCTGCAACCGCGCCGTCCACGACGCCCGGTGTCCAATCGGCGGACGCCAGTGGGACGCAAAAATGAGCGTCACGCCTCTTATGTTGGCCCGGTCCAGCAACGATATCTACGTGCTAGGTTCTACGCGGTTCGGTCAAGTCATCGACGTGGACGGCGTTCTGGCAGGTATCGAGCAGACAGAGGATACCGACATCCTGAGTTTGCGTGGGTCCAAGGTGGTGCAAGACTGGGTACGCAACTTTAACGCGGTACCCGTGTGGCATCCCAAGCTGGGCTTTGTTCATTCCGGTTTCGTCATCGGTATGGATGATGTCTTCGGCGTAACACGCAGCAAGGTCGGCCAAGGTGGCCGCAAGATTGCTATCACCGGGCATTCCCTTGGCGGCGCGCATGCTCGGATTCTGGCGGCGATGTTCGCTTGCGCCGGCATCCAGGTCGAAGTGCTGTGTGTGTTTGGGTCTCCGAAGCCGGGCTTCACAAACCTGGCGCGCATCATCCAGAAAAGCGGCATGCAACATTCAAGCTACCGCAATCGAAATGATGTGGTGCCGACCATGCCGCTGACTGTTGAGCCGATCCTCGACTTCGTCCACACCGAACCTTGGATCGAAGTTGATGCAGCGCCGCCCGCCACCGACTTTGAAGCCCTGCGTGATCACGCGTGCGCCTTATACGTGCAAGCGCTGACACCTGTTCCATTGGAGACGCAGCATTGACCGACATCTATGACCGCGCCACCGAGGTGGAAGCGCAGAACCGGGAGGATGCGATCGCCGACCAGGTGCGCAGGTCGGGCCTGGCCGGCAAGACGGTCGCGGACTCCGCGACCGTTTGTGCTGTGTGCGATGACGTAATCCCACAGAACCGCCGCGAGGCGGTTCCAGGCGTGCAAACCTGCATCCATTGCCAGATCGAACTGGAAAGAGCCAGCGAAAGGAATAACCGAGCATGACCGTACAATTCGAACTCTGGCAGCTGATAACGCTGCTGCTTTCCTTCTTCGCTGCAGTCGGGTTGGCCTTCAGGCTGTTTCTCAGCCTGATCAATCAGGGGCTGGATGATCGATTCAAGGCGATGAAGGAAGCATCAGCAACTGCCAACAACAATTTGCACGAAGAGCTAAAGCGACAGGGACGCGATATCCAAAAGATGCAAGACCTTGAACGCCAGTTCCTGCAATTCCAGGCCGAGCTGCCGAATCAATATGTACGTCGCGACGACTACATCCGAAGCCAGACAGTTATCGAAGGCAAAGTCGACCGAATCATGCAAATGATCGGCAGTTTACAAATCAAGGGGAATTGACATGACGATTGATCCTGAAAAGATCCGGCGCGAATCTTTGCGTTGGTATTTGATACGGACGCTTTACAACGCGCAACCGACTGGCTGCTATGAAGAGCTTCTGCTACAAACGTTGATAGCACTTTTCGAAGACACGACACAAATCGAAGTACGTCGTGTGGCAACTTACCTGGAAGAGCGCGAGCTTGTGCATTTGAAGCGTGAGCCAGGCGGCCGTTGGTATGCGCAATTGACCCGTACCGGCATCGATCTGGCTGAATACACGATTGACTGCGAACCTGGCATTGCACGGCCCGTAAAGACCTGGGCCTGACCGATGCCACCACGTTCAAAAGTCGCCCAACTGCCTGACGCCATCAAGCAGTGGCTTGATGCGGAGCTAGTCAAGGGTAGCTTCGCCGGCTACGAGCTGCTTGAGGCCGAAGTCAACAGCCGCCTGACTGCTGCCGGCGCCAACTTTTCGGTCGGCAAGAGCAGTCTGCACCGCTACGGCAGCCAGTTCGAAGAGCGCATCAAAGCGCTCAAGCTCGTCAATGAACAGGCCAAGGCGCTGATCGAGGGAAGTCCCGATGACGAAGACGCCGTCAGCCAGGCGTTAATACGCATGACGCAGGAGAAGCTGTTTAACGTTGTGCTCGAACTCGAAGTCGACCCGGAAAAAGTCAACCTGGGCGGCTTGACGCGAGCGATCGCCGACCTGTCTCGCGCATCCGTCAGCGGCAAGAAATATGCGGCAGAGGTCAAGTCGCGGGCGCAGGCCGCCGCCGAAGCCGTCACCAAGATCACGCGCAAGGCAGGCTTGACGCCGGAAGCGGTCGATACCATACGGCGCGAAATATTGGGTATCCCGGCATGACGGAGAATCCAGGCAATCAAAGCAGGACGCCTGCCGCACTGCTGCACTATCAGCAGCTATGGGTAGGTGACGACTCCCAAGTCAAGGTTGCCGAGAAGTCGCGACGGGTCGGTCTTTCTTGGGCAGAGGCTGCGGATGCGGCCTTGACGGGAGCTGCGGCGCCCGATGCCGGCGGCGACGATTCCTGGTACATCGGCTACAACCAGGACATGGCAAAGGAATTCATTCTCGACGTTGCCGCCTGGGCCAAGCACTACGATCTGGCCGCTGGCGAGATGGAGGAAGCGGTTTTTCAGGACGAAGACAAGAGCATCCTCACCTTTGCCGTTCGCTTTGCCTCTGGCCATCGCGTCACGGCTTTATCGTCGCGACCTTCCAATCTGCGCGGCAAGCAGGGACGCGTCACGATCGATGAGGCCGCCTTCCACGACGATCTCGATGGCTTGATCAAGGCAGCGATCGCGCTCCTGATGTGGGGTGGCAAGGTGCGCATCATCTCCACCCATAATGGCGACACAAACAAGTTTAACGAGCTGGTATTGGATTGCCGCGCAAAGAAACTTCCATACAGCCTGCACCGAATCGAATTCAAGGAAGCCATCGCCCAAGGGCTGTATCAGCGCATCTGTTTGAAGACCCGGCGGCAATGGTCGATCGAGGCGGAGCAGGAGTGGGTTGCCTCGATGTATGCGTTCTACGGCGAACATGCCAGCGAGGAACTGGACGTGGTTGCCGGCGTTGGAAGCGGCACGTATCTTACGCGTGCCTTGATCGAGTCCTGCATGCAGGAAGGTATTCCCACCTTGCGCCTGGCGCTGCCCGATAGCTTTACCCTTGAACCGTCGCGCCTGCGCGAAGCGGAAACGAATGACTGGTGCGAGCGCGAATTACTCCCGTTGCTCAAGCTGTTGCCGCTTAATCTCGACAACTACTTCGGCGAAGACTTCGCACGCTCAGGCGACTTGACGGTCATCTGGCCGCTGATACAAACCAAGAACCTGAAGCTGGTTGCGCCATTCACTATTGAGCTGCGCAACGTACCGTTCGAACAGCAAAAGCAGATTCTGTTTTACCTGGTCGACCGCTTGCCTCGTTTCCGTGCCGGTGCGATGGACGCTCGCGGCAATGGCCAATACCTTGCCGAGGTGGCGATGCAACGCTACGGATCACGGATTGACCAGGTCATGCTGTCGACCGAATGGTATCGGTCGAACATGCCGCCGTTCAAGGCTGCATTTGAAGATAAGACTTTGGTGCTGCCGAAAGACGCCGATATCATCGACGACATGCGCCAAATTAGGTTGCACCAGGGTGTCGCAAAAATCCCCGACTCGGCGCGAACACGTGGTAGCGATGGGCGCGATCGCCATGGCGATTCCGCAGTCGCAGCCGCACTCGCATACTACGCGGCCACATGTATGAATGTGGCAGGCGCTTGCACCGGCCTTGAGTCAATACCTCGGCGCGGTGCCACCGACACCAGCAGGATCGGGGACCGCGACGAAATCCAATCATATTCCAGGAGCATGTTGTAACCATGGGTACAATCGTAGACCAGTACGGCAAGCCAATCGACCAGGCCGTCCTGCAGGAACCACAGACGGCCCGCATCGCGTCGCTGCAGAATCACTACCTCACGCCCGCCCTGGGCGGCATCACGCCGGCACGCCTGGCCCGTGCGCTGATGGAGGCCGACAACGGCAACCTGGTGCAGCAACACCGCATCTTCTCCGACATGGAAGAGCGGGACGGTCATCTCCGATCGGAGATGGAAAAGCGCAAGAACGCGCTTATCGGCCTGGACTGGGACGTGGTGCCTCCACGCAATGCCAGCGCTGCCGAGAAGAGCGCCGCCGATTGGGTGCGCGAAGTGCTGCAGGACGGCGTCGATTCGATGGAAGACCTGATGCTGGCGCTCATGGATGCGGTCGGCCACGGGTTTGCGCCTGTCGAGCTGGAGTGGCGTCGCCAGGGCAGCGAATTGCTGCCGGCATTTCATCCACGGCCGCAGGAATGGTTCCGCTTGAATTCGAAGCGCACCGAGTTGACCCTGCTCGATGCATCCATGGACGGCGCATCGCTGGTGCCCTTCGGCTGGATCATGCACACGCCAGGTAAAGCCAAGACCGGCTACCTGGGCCGCATGGGCATCCATCGCTCGTTGGTCTGGCCGTTCATTTACAAAGCCTATTCGATCGGCGACTTTGCCGAGTTCCTGGAGACCTACGGCCTGCCGCTCATCATCGGCAAATACTTTCCCGGTGCATCCGGCGACGAAAAGGCCAGCCTGCTGCGCGCCGTCACTGCACTTGGCCACGATGCCCGTGCGATCATGCCGACCGACATGGAGATCGAAATCCAATCGGTCTCAACCGGCGGCAGCGGCACCGCCGGCCACATGACGATGGTCCAGTGGGCGGAAAAAGCGATATCGAA